GCCCCATCGCCTTCTCCTATGGGTTGGAATGTAACCAATCGCAGCCCCAGCCGCCAAACAAAAACAGAGCCGGAATATTAATCACCCCACGCCCCTTCACACCGCACCAGATCGCAGTACATTCCTTACATGGAAACTGACACACACACCGGAGACACCATGAAAGCCACCAGAAATGGTTTACTCACCTTCACCGATGGCGAGCTACGCCTTTGGGTAGAGCAGGGCCGCTACAGCGTAGTAGCCACCCTCGCGGATTACATCGCGATCTGCGGCGACTACGGCGCAAAATGGTCCGACGCTGCCGACAGCGGCGTCCCCTACTGGGGGGGAGCATACAAAGCAATGAGTCAAGGCCAGAAGGACATTCTCGCTCACACCAGAGCGGGGAACGCATGAGGGGGTACAGCATGAAGACCAAGGCCACCCACGGGGCTACCGTTAAGGTTTACGGCAACGACATCGATGCTGGCCCAATCGCCACCGTGAGGTGCGAAGCCACGGAAGTCGAACGCCATGTATATAGCAGCGGCGCGGCGGATTGCCTTCGGTGTGGTCAGCCGTGGCCCGATGTAGACACGCAAGGGGGTACAGCATGAAGAAGAAGGACGTACTAGATACGCTGCGCGACCTATCGCCCGACGCTGACACCTCAACCGTGGGGGGGTTCCGTTTGTGGAAACAGCGCGAATACCCGACACGGGGCACTAATTACAGATTCGCGTGGAAGTGGCTATACAGCGGTAGCCACCCAGCCCAGCGGTACGATTTCGGCGGGGTCAATTCGATGCACGAAATGGCAGACATAGTTATGAGGCTACACCGCCAACACGGAAAATCCGAGGCCTGAGATGGCGACCAAGCAGACACGGCATGAGTATAAGCGCGAGCAACTCGCGAAGTACGGAGGTCAGTTAGAAGTGCGACGGACGGGCATCTGCGATACCTGCGGAGGTCGTTCGTCGGGTACGCACTGTCATACGTTTACGCTCACGAACCCCGATATGTGCCGGGGTAAGATTACGCGCAGTTTTCGTTACGAGAAAAGCGTAACAGCAGTCGGCTATATGTGGCCGGGGGAATGGTTTCCCGAACACGCAGAAGCGTTGGCCGAACTACACGCGCTCGCGAAGACAACCAAGGAACGGCAGACGCGCGAGGTAGAAGGTTGGTGGACGAAGCAACGCGAGGAACGAAGGCGCATCAATAAACAGAATACACGATGATTGAGATCCCAAAGCCGACAGAGATGGCCGGCAGTGACGACGCCTTTCCGATCGCCACGGCTTAGAGTTCGACCGACAAGAGTTTGAGCCGGCGGAGCGCATCCGCGCCGCTGGTGTCTTCGGCGACGACTTCCGGCTCGCTGTCCAACTCAATCCCGGCGTCAAGCGCGCTGCGAACCGCGACCTTGACCGAGGTCTGCTTGTAGGCCGGCCAAGTGACAGGGCTGATCTCACGCAGTTCGATCTTCTTCAGGGTCCGCCGCACCGGCTTCGTGTCTTGCTGCCACTCATCGTCCAGCGTCAAGAAGCCGAAGCTCATCTGTTTCACGACTCCTCTTTGGAGCAGGTCAAGTTGGCGGTCGCTGAAGTCGCTCGCCTGAGCCTCAAAGAACACGCCAGACTTCCGCACCTCTAGCTTCAGGCCGGTCGACTGGCGCGTGATCGGGTCAGCGCTGTCGTGCTGCCACAGCATCACAACGTCGGTACCGTCCACTTCAACCACCGGGGTCGATTCGTTCGATGAATCCGCCGAGGTCTTGCGACGACCGATTGAACGGGATCGCCATCCCGCGAATCACCTGGCCGCCGTCTTCATCGTCGCGAACTTCTAATTCTTCCAGCTCAAAGTCTCTGCGTTCCATCGTCGTGTCTCCTGAAGTTTTGTTATCCATGTAAGTCCCTTACAGGCTTGGCGATATGAAGCAATCGCAGCCGGGATGCGCTGGGGGATGTCCCACGTTCTTGCGAACTTTTAATTGCCCCCCATCGCTATCAAGTGCCGAGCCAGCTTCCAGAAAGTTCTCTGAACCGAGTACGGTCCTGCCGCTGAGCTTCTTGCAGAATGGGCAGTTCGAGCCAGATGTGACCCAGCGCAACGAAATCGCGCCGCCGGCAATGTATGCGAACTTCGAGAACGCGCCGTTGCCTTCCGTCGTCTGGCGAGTCGCCACCCGACGCGCTCGCGTTTCCGCCCACTCAGCGAGCAGCAGATCAATCTCCGCTGCCATCTCGCTGAAGTCGGTGTTGCTGATGATGGCTTGTAACGCTTGCCGGCTTTGCTTCGCGTAACCGTTCGCGCTGACTGCCATGTATCCGCGAATGAACTCCTCCAGATCTTCGGTCAACTCTGGCGGCATCGCGACTTCCAGCGCCGCCTGCGTGTAAATCTGTTGAGCGTATGATCGTATGATCGGCAGAAGTTCAGCCACGATCACGTCTACGAAGTCGCCGAAATAGAAAGCCTCGATGTCATTCGCGAGCCCATCGGTGCCGCGCTGCTCGCGACCAGTCAAGCCGCCGGACAACTGCTTCGTCATCATGCGCTTCACCGCTTTGCTTTCTCGTCTGACCAAGCGACGTGTCGCCGCTTCGATCAGCGGCTTGGTGGCTTCCGCGATCTTGCGGCGGTTCGCCAACGACCGAAGCTCTGGCAGCTTTGAGCTGTCTGCTATCTCGAAGCCCTGGCTGCGTAGCTCATCGCGCAAAGCGGCGGCAGGCTCGTCGTCTGGCTCGGCGTCTGGCATACTCTCAGCCACGGCCACCGGCGCGATGTTCAACGGCATCCAGTTCGTCGAACCGGCGTCACCTTCGATCGGGTTCAGGTTCTCGCGAGTGCGCCACTCGTTGATCGTGAGCGCGCCGTTAGTGAGCAGGATCTGGTTCGCCTGCGCGCGCGCCATCGTGTCAGGTCTGAGCAGCTCGTTCATGTCGAACTCGACCGACGCCTCAGTGTCAGTAGAAAACCGCTCAATAATGCTTTTGCGAATCGCTTGTTCCCATCGGATCGCCCACGGTCTGATGCAGTTAGTAGCGAAGGAACGATTCTGTTCTGTGACATTCGAGAACGTCGAGCGGTCGAGCAGCATCAGAAGATGAGGCGGCACGTTGAACAGCCTGGCGATTTCCTCGGCCTGAAACTTTCTGGTTTCCAGAAACTGCGCCTCTTCTGGCGAGACGCTCATCGCGGTCCACGACAAGCCTTCCTCTAGCAACGCGACCGAGTGCTGGCGTCCGCTGCCGTGCGCCGCCTGCCACGACGTTTTGATGTTCGCCCGCGACTCAGGCTTCAGCTTGCCGGGGTGCGACAAGATCCCGCTCGGCGTGGCAGAGTTCTCAAAGAACCGCGCGCCATATCGTTCAGCGGCGTCCGACATCGCGATCACGCCGGCACCGATCGTGATCGGGCTGTAGCCGATCAAGCCGTCTGAGCTGAGCCCTTTGACGTGCAGAATCTCCTCGGCTGAGAACACGCGCGACCGGCCCGAGCCAGCGTCGTAGTGATATTCGACCACGCCGCCGTCCAGCAGCTTGAGCTTCATACGGTCGGGATGCAGCGGCACTATTGCAATCAACTCATCGGCGCGATTAACCTCAAGCCGGAAGAACGCATTGCCACGCAGGCAGAGATGGCCCTGGCCCATCTCAAACAACTCGACGGCTGTCTGGTAGGAGTTGGGAGCCCAGCGCAGCAGGTTGTAGAGCGGTCGATCCAATGCGCGCTCTTTGCCGCCATTCTCCAGGTCGTGATACAGAATAAGCGGCATCGAGCCGACCGTGCCGGCGATTAGATTGACCGCTGCCCAGACCGGGGTCGATGACAGCGCCGACTCTGGCGTAGCTGGGCCATCTCGGAATCGCGACGTGGGCTCGTACCAAAAGTCATCGCCAGCAGGCGGCATCGCGCGTTCTTCAAGAATCGTGAAAATGCCCACGGTCTACAGTCTCCCCATCCGGTATGTGCCCAGATATAGCAGTACGATTCCAAGAGCGATCAGCGCGCCTTCCCAGCCGACAAGCGCCAAGACGCCAACCGCAACTAGACCCGTGCCGCCGTAGATGTGAACGTCTCTCAGGTCAATTTGTTTTACCCATTCTGGCTTCATAGCAACATGATCCCTTCGGACTCGTAGACCGAGCCGCCTTCGTGGAAAGACGCGCGAGCAAGCGCATTGATCGTCGCAGCAATACCGTCGATTCGTTTTCTTTGAGAGTCTCCCTTATCCGGCTTAATGTTGCCGGCGGGATCGTGCCTGACGGTGACGTTGTTGGCTTGCCACGCAAGACAGGGGTTGCCCCCGTGTGCGAGGTTACCGCTGACCACCAACCGCTCAAGCTCTTTTGTTGGTTCGCTCAGCGACATAAATCCCTGCCGAATCGGAACCACCGGAATCCCTATATCGTCACGGACCCGAAGCGCTGTCTGCTGAGCTGCCCACGGATCAAACGCGACTTCGCTGATATTGAATCGCTCAGACATCGCCAAGATGTCACGTTCAATGAACCCGTAATCGATAACGTCGCCGTCAGTCGCGACCACCCAGCCGTCGCGCTCCCAAGTTGAATATGGCACACGATCAGCGCGTTCTTTTTCCCGCATTGTTTCGCGCGGGATATAGCACACAACGTGAACTTTCCACTTCTCAGAATCGTCAAGCGGCGGGAAGACTAGCGCAAGCGCTGTCAGGTCGAGCTTGCTTGAGAGGTCGAGGCCCAGATAGCAGTCCCGTCCTTCAAGTAAATCCAAATCCACCTCGTCGCCGCAAGCGTCCCAAGCGTCAGGGGCCAGCCACGTCTCAATCTGGTGCGTCCAAGAATTGAGATGCAGCCGAGTGAACGAGTTGAGCGAGCTGGGCTGCGACAACGCTTCGGCAGCGCGCTGTTCGATGAAGTTTGGGTAGATGCTCACGCCGAGGTTCGGGTTGGCCTTCTCCCAGGTTTCCACAGCATACGGATCGTCACCCTCGTCGGCGGCGCTAATCCAGCAGAACCATGTATCGTCTTCGACCGTGCCGGCAAGAACGGCGGTCGCGTGTTCGTGCAACTGCCAGCCGATTTGCTCTGGGTCATAAATCCCCGCCGTCGTGATGCAGACAGTCAGAGGCTGCCGTCGAGCCGCGCAAGCAGTGACCATCTTGTCGTAAACGCGCCGGTCTTTATGGCTATGCAGCTCGTCGATGATATTGCCGTGCGGGTTCAGGCCGTCAAGCGTGTCGCCTTCAGCGCTTAGCGGCTCCATTTTTGAGCGAGTGCGAAGCACAGAAATGTTCGATCGCTGAACCTTGCAGTGCTCCGTCAGCTCTCGCGACTGCGTGACGATCTCTTTCGCGAAGCCGAAAACGATTTTGGCTTGGTCGCGTTTTGTTGCGGAGCTGTAGACTTCGGCTCCCGGCTCGCCGTCAGCGACGAGCAAA